ATTCATTTTTTTGAATTTTGATAAACGAGTACGACCCATGTTGAACATCATGTTGACCAGTATCTCTTGCACTTCTTCGGGAAAAAGACTAAACTCGCTTTCGCCGTATAAAGCGTTACACTCGGCGACTGTGTTGTTGAAGTCTTGTTCGAACAACTCATTGACTCTTTCTTCTGATACACCATCACCGACTGATCCGAAGAATTCTGGGTCTGATTCTTTAATGAGGTGCCCAATTCCACAGGTTGCGTAACCCAAGTGATCAAGGTAGATTTTGTATTCAACTCCTTCATCCAATTTAAGTTGCTCACGTACTCGTTCAACATTCATTAATTACTCCTTATTGTTCACGTTGTTTGTCTTTCATTGTTTCAATTGCTTCATCCATTTGTGCAATTTTTTTCTCAATAAAACTTAATCGAATATTCTGTTCAGCATCATCAGGTAATGAACCAAGTTCACCACGTGGCCAACGAATACGAAACTCTGAGTTGAGTTCGATATCGCTTTGTGTTACTGCTTGTTCTCGTTCTAATAATGCTATACGAGATGTTAAATCAAAATAACCCATGACAATAAATGCTGTTGCTACTATGATTGCGATTAAATTACGAATTGGTATCGTCACATCAGAATTTTCATTAACTCTGAGTGGCTTTTCTTCCATTAGATTTTACTCCTGTGTTGACTTGTGCCTAGTTGTATTATATAATACATAGTGTAGAGCAAATCAAAACACTAATTTGAGTCCTATTTATGAGTTTTTACACCAATGTTTTCAATATGGGAAACCATATCTATGTTCGCGGTTTCGATGAAAATGGCGAACGTATACAAAAACAGTACACCTACGAACCTTACCTATTCCTGCCGTCACAGACTGAGACTGGCTATAAAGACATACATGGTAATCATGTAAAGAAAAAAGACTTTGACACTATACGTGAAGCAAGAGACTTCGTAAAACAGTATGACGATATCGATGGCATGAAAATCTACGGTTACGACCGATGGGAGTACATGTATATTTATGATAATTGGCGCAACTGTGTGCATGATTCTTCGAAAATGAACATAGTTTATATTGATATCGAGGTTGAGTCTGATGATGGATTTCCTGAACCTGATAAGGCAGAGAAAGAAGTCACGGCTATCTGTTTGATTCGTAATGACATGCGTATTGTTATTGGTTGCGGTGACTTCGAACACGATGACAAGAACACCTACTATCTAAAATGTGACAACGAGATGGCGTTGTTGCGGAAGTTTCTGAAGGTCTGGGAGAATCTTGACATTGATGTCCTCTCTGGCTGGAACTCTGAGTTCTTTGATATACCGTACATGGTGAATCGCATCAAGAAATTACTTGGCGATGATCATGCAAAACGTATGTCGCCATGGGGAAAGATTCGTGAGTACACCATGAATCAAGGCATCAAAGAACAACAAGGTTATCAACTCTATGGCATCTCACACCTAGACTATCTTGCAGTGTACCGTAAGTTCTGTCTTGCGCCTCGTGAATCATATCGACTTGATTATATTGCAGAACTAGAACTCGGTGAGAACAAGATTGATTACTCTGAGTACGGCAACCTGTATACACTGCACAAAGAAAATTATCAAAAATTTATTGAGTACAACATTCACGATACTGTTCTTGTTCAACGACTTGAAGAACAACTTGGTTACATGGATGTGATCTTTGCATTGACCTATGACTCTGGTTGCAATCACAATGATGGACTGTCTACACTGACCATTTGGGATACGATTATACACAACTACCTGATGGAACAGAATATTGTCATACCTAATGCAAAACCAAAACGCGGTGACTTCGCACAGATTGCAGGTGGTTTTGTGAAAGATCCGATTGTAGGTATGCACGATTGGGTTATGTCGTTTGACTTGAACAGTCTGTATCCACATTTGATCATGCAGTATAACATATCACCTGATACATGGGAACGCGGTTGGACTGATGACAGACTCGGCCGGTTATCCAGTCGTGCAAGTGTTGATTCGTTGTTGAGCAAATCACTCGACACAGAAATTCTTCAAGAAAAAGATGTAACGGTAACACCAAACGGTCAATTCTATCGCAGAAACAAACGTGGTTTCTTGGCAGAATTGATGAAACGTAACTACGATGGTCGTGTTACGTGGAAGAAAAAGATGATCGCGGCAAAGATTGAGAACGAGAAGAATCCTTCGCCTGAGTTGCAACGTGAAATCACTCGCGCTCACAACATGCAGTATGCACTGAAGATTCTACTGAACTCTGCCTACGGTGCAGTGGCGAACAAATACTTTCGTTGGTTCGAACAGTTGAATGCAGAGGCAATCACGCTGTCTGGTCAGTTGTCTATTCGTTGGATCGAAAACGCAATCAATGATTATATGAACAAGATTCTCGGCACTAACGTTGACTATGTGGTTGCAGTAGATACCGACTCTGTATACATCAACTTTGGTCCAATGATCAAACAAGTGCGGCCTGATAATCCCATCGACTTCTTAGACAAAGTTGCCAGTGAGAAGTTTGAGCCATTCATTGAGAAATCGTATCAGCAGTTGGCAGAATACACGAATGCCTTTGAGCAGAAGATGATCATGAAGCGCGAGAACATTGGCGACAAGGCCATCTGGACTGCAAAGAAACGATACATCATGAATGTATGGGACAGTGAAGGCGTTCGATACAACGAACCAAAACTCAAGATGATGGGTATCGAAGCAATTCGTTCTAGTACACCCGCCGCGTGTCGAGACTATATTAAAGAAACATTGAAACTTGTGATGAACTCTTCTGAAGAAGATGTGCAAAAATACATCGCGCAAATTCGTAAAGAATTTAATCAACAACCTTTTAATCGCATTGCGTTTCCCCGTGGTGTCAATCTAACTACACGTAAACAATCGCCGAACGGCGGATCATATGTTGAGTCGTATGCTGATCAAAAAACAATCTACAGGAAGGCAACACCAATTCAGGTCAAAGGCGCGTTGTTATACAATCACTATCTGCATAAATATAACCTAGACAAAAAATTCGAAGAAATAAAAGACGGTGAAAAGATCAAGTTCTGTTATCTGAAATTACCCAATCCTATTCACGATAAAGTTATTGCATGTCCTGATACACTACCGGAAGAGATGGGTCTGCATGACTATATCGATTATGATATGCAGTTTGAGAAAGGTTACCTTGATCCTATCGAAATGATACTGAAGACAATTGGATGGGAATCGGAGAAACGAAGTACACTAGAGGACTTTTTTGGATGAAATGGTTCGATAAACTAACAAAAAAATTAGAGACTGATGTAGAACACAATCCTATCGACAAAATAATTGTTGAGAAATTACCTAACGCCGAGAATGAACACGTACAAGAGGTTTACAAGGCGCGTTGGGTATGGTATCATACTATATTAGCAGTTGAAATTGCCTTCACAAATATACTTTTAATTGCAATATTACTAGCGGTGGTTTTAAAATGACAGAAATAAAACAAGCGGTCGATCTTGGCGACTTTGACTTTGGATTCTCACTTGTCGATGCTGATGAACTTGAAGAGGTTCAACAGATTCAACAGACAGTTTCACAAGCAGAAAGCACAGCAGGTCAATGGCAACAACAGGCAGAACAATGGCGAGACAAAGCACAGTTGTTATACAAAGCGATGCAACCTCTTTTAAACAATCTAGCGCAGTCGCCTGAGAAAGAATATATTTTGTGGCCTGATAGGGTTGATAAAATTAATGCATTCAAATTAAAATTAATGACTATACTTGAGGATTGATTATGAACGGATTTAGAAAACTACAACAACGGTTGCGTGAAGAAGGTTGGTATGTAGGTTGGAACGAACCGTGTTGTCAGAGTTGTGCATGGAGTTGTTTGCCATATGAATTTGATGACGGAACCGAAGTTGATTTCTCAAAGGTTTTGTTCAATCACTCGCAAGACTGTGAAGTCTATCTTGATGGTGAAGAATGTCCTGTGTGTAATGGTGATGCTTTCGTTGAGAATCCAGATTATGACACAGAACAACTCGCTGAAGAACATGATGATGACCTGGATGAATTCATTGATTGTCCAAAGTGCGATGGTAGTGGTGAGATAAAAGAAGGTTTCGATCCATTGGAGTTTGATACATCCGTAGATGGCTTTATTTGCAATTTACCAGAACAACAAAAAGAGAGTATGTTCTGTTTTGATGGTAATGAGGAAGGCGTTAAAAATTTAAAAGAAATATTACCTATTATAGAAGAGTGCGGTTGTAAATGGTTTTGGGATCAAACAGGTG